AAATATTGGAATGAACTATGAGCAATCAACGATCAGGCAACACCTACCGTGCTGCTGCTAACGATAACAGTGGTATGGGGACACTGCTGTTCTTCAAGTCTGCTGTAGAAGCATTGAACGGTGCAGGGTATGATGATGCAGCATTTTACTTTGAACAGGTTGTAGACCATCTGCGAGATGGTGGTAGTCTCCCTAAAGACAAACGTGAGACTGAAAAGGTCTTGGGTTTGTAGACTGCGCTCTCCCTTTCTTTTTATATAAATATGTCTAAAACAATTGGGCATATCTAATGGCACTTTTAAGCGGTAAAACTACAGATGGAAGACCAGCGTGGAACAAATATGTTCTACAAAATAAGAACTGGAAGTCATTAACTCTTCAGATCGAAAACAAAATAAAAGATGTGGAATTTTTAGTTAAAAAAGGTAATAACTATGTATCTACTCTGATGCTACTTTCAGAAGGAGATAAATTTAGTTTAGAATCAAATAAAACATTTAGATATAATTCTGTAGGACTTGCCCATGTAAAGTATAATAATGAAAAAGGCTTTTTGCCTATTAACAAGATCAGAAAACCATCTGGTTTTGATAGTGTCAAAGATGAAACTATTGCACTAGAAAATTTAGATGAGACGATCAAAAAGATAGGATATCCTATTGATATTCAGTTAGAAGGTGATAGAAAAGTTTATAAAGGTATCACAGGAGCAAAAACTATTGCAGGAGTGCCAAAAGCAGACTTTGCTTGTGTAAATACAAGTGGCGCACAGATTTTTATCTCACACAAAAAAGCTGGTGGTGCAAAGGCCTTTCAGCAGTATAGTGGTGTTACAGAATCCGCCGGTAGAGAGATTAATCTTCATCCAGAAGTTGTTAGTTTTATGAGAGTAGTATCACAAAACATCAAAAATGATAAGCTGATGCAGCCGATGTACACTATTGTAAAAGATAAAAAACTTATCAACAGATCGATCTTTGGTCCAAATTTTGGCAAACGTTTCGGAAAAGAAAACTGTCAAATTATTGGTCAAGGTCAAGCTGTACTAAATCCTACAGAAAAAGATGGATTGTTTAGATTGACATTTGATGATCATATAGTTTTAAATGGTGATGTTGATATGTTTATGAAAGGCGATTATACTGCTGTTCTTGCAGCAACATATAGAGCTGGACGTGGGTTTAATGTTGATGGTAAAAGATTTATCGGGGCTAGAGTGGGTATATATCCTATTGATTTTATTAAAAACAGGTCTGGAGTCATACAAGTATAAATATATCTAAACAAACTTAATCTCATGGGATAACTGATGGTTAATAGATACTTTGATAACTCACAATTAGCAGAAGCAGTCCGCATTGCTAGTGGTCAAACTAAAGGTGTTTCTCACATCAATAAGTTTGGATTTGGTGCAGCAACTACTAATTCATACACTGTTTGGGATGGTGATAGTGATTATGCCTATCCAAGCACTGCTACTACAGCAACAGTAACAACATCTCTTGCTGATTCTGGATTTCAGGTTTTGGTAGAGGGGTTGGATGCAAATTATGTTTCTATTACAGAAACTATTACTGGCACTAGCTCTGGTGCAACCGGGACAGAGGAATTTCTCAGAGTATTCAGAGCATCTTTAACAAATCAAATTGGGGATTCGGATAATAATTCTGATATTACCATTCGTGTTGACAACAAAGACGCCGCTATTATCACAGCAGGTGAAGGTCAAACACTTATGACAGTCTATACAGTTCCAGCGCATTGCACTGCGTACCTAGAAAATATCCATGCTGCTCCTACCAAAAAAGACAATGATACAATTATCACTTTAAAGGCAAGATCTTTTGGTGGTACATTTAATACTAAAGGCAAGTTTGCTTCTTCTGGTGAAGTTATTCATTACGATTATAATGTCCCACTTAAATTTGATGCAAAGACGGATATTGAAATCAAAGCAGAAAACCAAGCTGCTTCAGGTGATATCAGTGCATTATTTGATTTGATTATTCTGGAAAATTAATGCAATCATTTAAATCTTTTTTCACAGAACAAAAGAAAAAGGGATTTTACCTTCAGTTTGTTAGAACTAAAGGATACGATGTTCTGCGTGTAAATCGTTCTGGTGACTTGCGCTGGGCAGAAGTTCGTGGTAAAAAGGGTTATGAAGGTAACGGATACGACCCTAAAGACCCCCTACATAAAGCATTAGATGGATTAGGTAAAGCAGTAGACCTTGGCGCACTAACAGCTGGTGAGACTGTGACTATCAATCCTAGACACCCACATGCAAAGAATGCCTTTGCTACAGCAGAAAGGATAATGAAGTCATGATTTCGTTCAAAAAGTTTATTACTGAGCAGAAGAATACACACATGACCCATATTGAGGACAAGGTTCTCTATGGTGGTGTAAATGGAACACGGGATGCAATCAATGCTCTGCGTTCTCTGCGTGATATGCTGGCTGGCGTAGATAAAGGTAATGTTAGTGTAAAGTGGGATGGCGCACCTGCTATCTTTGCAGGAACTGACCCTAGAGACGGAAAGTTCTTTGTAGCAAAGAAAGGTATCTTTAACAAGAACCCTAAAGTATACAAGACAGATGCAGATATTGACGATGATGCTTCTGGTGACTTGGCAACCAAACTAAAGTTGTCCCTAAAACATTTTGCTAATATTGGCATTAAAGGAGTTATTCAAGGTGATTTACTTTTTACAAAATCTGATCTTAAATCCCAAAAGGTCGCTGGATTGGATTACCTCACGTTTCATCCTAATACAATTGTCTATGCTATCGAAAAGGGCAGTAAGGATGCAGAAGAAATTAGAAAGGCAGAAATTGGCGTAGTCTGGCACACTACATACACAGGTGATGACTTCGAAAGCATGAAAGCAAACTATGGAGTAAACGTGAAGGTTTTGAAGAAGACACCTAAAGTATGGCAGCAGGACGCAATGCTGCGTGACTTGTCTAACACTGCTACTATGTCTGGAAAAGAAACTGATAGAGTTAATGCACACCTATCCCGTGCTGGTAAACTCTTCACTGAAATTTCTGGTTCTACTCTGAGAACATTAGAGCAAAACCAGAAACTCGCACAATTGATTGAGCAATTCAATAATACATTTGTGCGTAGTAATACTGTCATTTCTGACACTGATCAACATGTTCGCAATCTTATTAATTGGATTGAAAACAAGTATCAGAAAGAGATTGACAAAAGAAAATCTGAAAAGGGAAAGCAGACTCAAAGAGATGCTTTGTCTAAAACACTGGAATTCTTCTCAAAGGAGAATAAAAGAAGTCTTAAAAAGATGTTTGATCTACAAAAGGCTATTGTTTCTGCGAAACTTATCCTTATAAATAAAATGAACAGTATTAAACGTGTTAAGACTTTTTTACAAACCACCAACGGGTTTAGGTCAACTGAACCTGAAGGTTATGTAGCTATTGACAAACTGGGAGACAATGCTGTCAAACTAGTTAATCGCTATGAATTTTCAACAAACAACTTTGACCCAACGATACTCAAGGGTTGGAGTAAATAATAGAGGAACGTTATAAATGAAATATCTTATTTCTGCAATTATGGCTACAACTGTAGCTGCTACTGCGGTTGCACAAGATGCCAGTGAATCCCCGCTTATGTCCAACGCAACAGTAGGTGTAGAAACCGACCTGCAAGGTAACGCAGACTGGACAGTTGGGGCAGAATTGGGAATTGCTGGATTCGGTGTAGACGCAGGATTCACACTTAATGACCGTGGTGACAATGCCGCTGATGACTATTCTGTTGGAGTAGGCACAGGCATGGACCTTGGCGTGGCTTCCCTTGATACAAGCATTAACTATGCATGGGGTGCTACTTCTGGTGCAGACCTTATTGGTCGTGGTGATGGCAACACTTGGGGTGACCTGACTGTTGATCCAAAACTGAAACTTACTCCCGGTATTATCGGTGGTGAGTATGCATGGGTAGGTGCTTCTATGGACCTTGCTTCTGCTGGTGAAATCGACCTTGGTTGGGCTGGTGCTACCTACGGTGTAGGTTACTCCCATGACCTGAATGCTAATGCATCTGTATCTATTAGTTATGGTTGGTCAGTAGACGTAGTTGACGATCTTGATGACGCAACAGTCAACGATTGGACTACTACTGCTGATGGTCTTAAAGTCGGTGTAGGCTTTAAGTTCTAAAATGATTGGGTTTAAAGACTTCCTCTCAATTACTGAGACTTCCTCTCCTAGTGAGGGGGAGTCTTTTCCCATTTCTGAAGCACTGTCTTTTGCTGCTAGACGTAAGAAGTCTATTGACTTTAGACGCCGCAAACAAAAACTACAAAGACAACGCAAGATTGCTCTCAAACGTCCAGCAACTCTTGATAGATTAAAAAAACGTGGACGTAAATCTGCTAGAGATATCTTGACAAAACGATACTATGGTGGTAAGACTAAGAGTAGTATGAGTATATCTCAAAAACAGCGTGCAGAAAAAAGACTAGATAAAGCAAAGAGAGTAACAGGTATTATTTCTAAGAGACTGTTACCTAGCAAACGTAAACTAGATGTGCAGAGAAGGCGTTGATTTTATGCTTAGTGGATTTAAACAGTATCTAGAAGAAAAATCTTCTGTAGGATATTTTGCATTTGGAAGATTCAACCCGCCTACTACTGGTCATGAAAAATTAATTACAAAAGTTGCTTCTCTTGCTAGAGGCAATGACTATAGAATTTTCGCATCCCAATCGGTTGATGCTAAGAAAAATCCTTTAGAATATAAAACTAAAGTGAAGTTCATGCGTAAGGTGTTCCCAAAGTATGCCCGGAACATTGTCATGGACAACTCTGTTAAAAACTTCCTAGATGCTACCATGTATATGTACAAGCAGGGTTACAAGAACCTTGTTATGGTTGCTGGTGATGACAGAGTACAAGAATTCCAAAAACTCCTTACCAAGTATAATGGTGTAGATTCCCGTCATGGTAAGTATGAGTTTGACTCCATCAAAGTTGTATCAGCTGGCGAACGTGACCCTGATGCAGATGATGTAACAGGTATGTCTGCTTCTAAGCAAAGAGCAAACGCACAGAACAATGACTTTGCAAAGTTTTCTCAAGGTCTTCCCAAAGGTGCATCTGATCAGTTAGCAAAAGAACTGTTCAATGCTATAAGAAAAGGAATGAACCTAAATGAAAATAAAACATTTACTAGACATGTTATGTTGGAAGCAGTTTCAGAAAGACGTGAGGATTACGTTAACGGGGAACTATTTTCTGTTGGTCAGCAGGTTATCGTAAAAGAGTCTGATGAATTAGTTACGATTACTCACTGTGGTTCTAACTATGTTATTGTAGAGATGGACGGTAAGAATAAACGCAAATGGTTGACTGATGTAGAACCATTAGAAGAAAAAGTATCACAGAACCAGATTGATAGTCTAGAGAAGTTTGCTGATAAGTTACTTGCAAAGTATGATATTGATATTGAGTTTACTCGGCACTTTGTTGACCGTGTAAATGATGCCCGTAATAATCCTGAGATTAAAGTTGCTGAATTACAGAAGTTCTTTAAGAAGGTGCAGAAAGCAAAAGGTAATAAAATCAAAACAATTGGTGATTTCCAAGCTGTTCTGAAAGATGTTACTACTGACCTTAATATTCCTGCTGTTATTCGTAACAAAGGTGACGATTTTGAAGTTACTTTGAAAACGATTATGCGGAAGAAGAACTTCAAAACACCCAATAAGATTATCCAGTATGAGAACAAAGTTGCTCAAGACCCTGATGTAAAAGATAAAAAGGGAACGCAACCTAAGAAATACTTTTCTGGTCTGGCAAAGTCTACCAAAGCATCTAGAGATTCGCACTTCAAGAAAGGTGCTAAGATGGATGACGATAACCCTGCTGCATATGAACCAGCACCGGGTGATAAAGATGCTGAGACTAAAACCTCTAAATATACTAAGAAGTATAAACAGATGTATGGTGAAGGTGATGGTCTCTGGGCAAACATTCATAAGAAACGTCAATCTGGCAAACCTATGCGTAAACCCGGATCAAAAGGCGCACCTACCAAACAAGACTTTAAGAATGCAAGAAATGAAGAAGTGATGAACGAAGAGGAAAAGAAAGGGTTAGCTGCTAAGGCAGAGAAGTCTGGTATTTCCTTGGGTATTCTAAAGCAAGTTTATAATCGTGGCATGGCAGCATGGAGAACCGGACACAGACCCGGAACTACACCGCAGCAATGGGGATATGCGAGAGTAAATTCATTTATTACTGGTGGTAAAACTAGAAGAACAGCAGATAAAGATTTATGGGCAAAGGTAAAAAAATGATCACTTTAAGAGAATTCAAAGAAAAAATGCACGAAGCAAAA